ACACTGTAGTTTCCGCAACAGAAAACGGTAGTCAGCTTTCTATTCCAGTTGCTGTTGGCAACCGTCACTACGATGAGATCGTGGCGCAGGGTCTAGCTATTGCTGACTATGTACCTCCTGCTCTGACTTGGGCGGACGTCCGCAGCGAGCGCGACGGTCTGCTTGCGGCGACAGACTGGTGGGCAGTTTCAGATCGCGCGATGTCTGCGGACGAAACAAATTATCGGCAGGCGCTGCGCGATGTTCCGCAAAATTTTGCAAGTCCAGCCGATGTGGTCTGGCCGACCAAGCCAGGAGCTTAACCATGACAATCAATCGTGATCTAGCAGACCTCGCCCAGTCCCTTACCGGGGGCATCACGACGCTCAGCGAATTAGTCACCGCAGCGACTTCCGGCATCGTCGAGACCAACGCATTCATTGATGCGTGTCTCGTCGGCCCTTCAGTAGATGGCAAGGCGTGGTCAGGTAAGTTTGAGAACGGATCAGTTTGGTCAAGCCTGATGCTTGCGACCGTCGAGACAAGCGGCGCAAATGCCGAAGTCAACATCTGGGATTTGACGGCTGGTACGCTTGCGAGCGCATCGCCGCTCGCGACTGTCACCTTGACCGGCGCAACGCCGACAAGCATTGCCGCAAGCATGGGCTATGTGATCGTCGGGACCAGCGACCAAGGCTTTCACATTGTTGACCCGCATGGTGGGTCGTGGGCCGAGCGTACCGATGGTTGGCCGCGCTCGCTTTCATCTACTACAACACCCGGCCTGACCAATGACAATGTGCAGTTTGTTTGTGCGGGCTTGGCTCAACAACCGCCGTTTGACCCGCGCACTGGTGGTCCGATGCCTTCTTTTGGTGTTTCTTATGGGGCCGGTGCTGACGGGTATTCTCTAGTCAAGCATGACGGCAACGTATGGGATCGTTCTGAAACGGTAACGAGTGGGGCTCCAATTAGCATATCTGGCGGCCACTTTTTTGCAGTTAGAGAATCCGTTTCAGATATTATTTATAAATCCCTCACACCGATAGACGAAATCACAGCGGACGATTGGAGTAGGTCAAACGTAAGCGGGGGCAACTATAATCAACCAGTCCAAGCAGACACATCGCTTGATATTATAAAAAGGTTTGCGGTCGGGGCGGATGCTGACGGTCTTTCTTTGGCCTATGGTTTCCCCTTTTATGGTTCTCTAGGGACGGACGACTCTATTTGGGCAAATATCACAACCACCTATAACACTGGTTATAACAGCCAAGGATCGGTTCTTACTGCTTTTGCGAACAGCGCGACGGCTGATAGGTCTGGAGGAGCCAACACGCTAACCGCTGGCGGCACCACCACAGAGATTACGCCGTACACTGGCGCAGAGATTAAGGCATACCGAATCTCTGCTGGGGCGACGAACAACACCCCGACCGGCGATGCCGACTTTGAAATGGGCACCGGGTCGTTTTCTGGCTGTCTTTGGGTTTACGCCGAAGCTGGTGCGGATAGCGTCGCGATTATGCAATATCGCAATGCCTCGACCGGCGCGGTCCCGCAATGGGGCATAAACACATCAACCACCGATTTACAGGCGGGTGTGAATGATGGCTCAAATTCTGCTACGGCAACGTGGACCGGTGGGCACACCTTTATTGCGGACGGAAATCCACACCTTGTCGGGTTTAGCTTCAACGGCACATCCAAGACGGTCACGCTTTTCGTTGACGGCAATGAGGTTGCGAGTGCAACGAACGCCAGCATTGGCAGCGTATCTGGCGGGGCTTCGTTTGCATGTGGTATCGGCGCGTCCCCAGAGGGCGGCAACGAGTTTGACAACACAAACAACTGGTTGTCGCTTGCGCGGATAACGAAGGGCTCCGAGATTACCGGCGATCAATTCAAGAAGATGTACGAAGCCGAGGTCGGCATTTTTGCTGATAATGCGAAGTGCCTCCTGCAAGGCGCGAGCGACGCTGTTCTCGACGCCCGAATCGATCCGCTGACCGGCAAGTACATCGTCACTCAGTCCGACACTCAAGACATTTTTGACGGGCTTGCAATCGATACCGAGCGCACCATCGCGGCTGGCGGCACCACGTTCGAACACGGTTTGTTGTGGGGCGATGGTGTTGCCGAGATCAACGACGCGAACCTCTATGCGTCGATGCCCGCAACCAATCAACGGCAAGTCAACGAGATGGTCCGTTCAATGGCGGCTGATATGCCGAGGGGTGTCGATCTGAGTAAGGCTAAGGCGTGGGTATATTTTAACACAGGAACGCCGATTATAAATGCGACGTACAACGTCGAGTCCGTTACGTCGGGGGGCGCGGGGCTGGGGACTATCACATGGGCAGTCCCTTTCAAGTCAGCTAAATATGTGGTCGTGACGGGAGCCAATGACGCAAGTCAGGCGCTCGATGTCAGTGCTTACGTCACGGCCCAATCTACGACCGCAATCACCGTCGTCAGGACAGAAGATAGCGCCGACGTCAACGGAGATATTTACGTGGCTTGTTTTGGAGAACTAGAAAATGAATAATCGCATCGTCACCGCAGAGGGCGCGGTCATCCACTCCCTCAATCCATCGGCCACTATTGCCAAGCTGATGGAAGCTAAGGCAACGCCAGCCACGTATGACGATGACGGCGCTGTGCTGACGCCAAAGAGTTACCCAGACGCAGCCACAGTCTACGAAGAAGTAGACATTGATGAGGTTGATCTACGCACACACAGGTGGCTTGCCGCTCGCTACGACAGCGAACAATGGGCTGCGCTGAGAGCAGAGCGTGATCGGCTGCTGGCTGAGACTGATTGGGTTGTCGTGAAAGCGCAAGAAGCTGGCGAAGCAGTGCCTGCCGCTTGGCAAGCCTACCGCACCGCGCTGCGCGACTTGCCTGCCAACACTACCGATCCCGCCAGCCCAGTCTGGCCGACGAAGCCTGCGTGATGTTCCGCACCGTTGCCGCCGCCACCGCCCTGTGGGCGGTTTTTTTATGCGCGCCCGCCGAGCCAGGAGAAAAGATATGAAATGGGAAGCGACCAAAACCGGCGGCGATGTGCTGAGCCTCGCGGTCGTCGCATCTACCTTGCTTGAATGGCTGCCGGCTTTGGCTGCGGTCGTCAGCATAATCTGGGGCGTGATCCGCATATATGAAACACGCACAGTCCAGGGGTTGGTGGCTCGATGGATGGCTCGGTAGATCTCAGACTTATTATTACCGTCGCCGGCCTCATCTTCTCGGTCGTAGCCGCCTCTGCGGTCGCACGATACCAAATTAAAGAGCTGATCGAGCAGGTCCACGAGCTGCGAAAATTGGTCGGCGCAATAGACCTGCGGGTCGATCGCAGCGAGCTCACAATACAGTCAGTGCAGCAGCGCACCGACATGCTCGCGCACATGAGCTCGCCGGAAGTGCTCGAGCGCCGGCACCGAGAGATCGCTGCGCTCATAAAAGACGTGGAAATCCTGAAAGCCAAGCCATGATCCAAGCCCTTCTCCCTTTAATCGCGCCGCTTGTTGGCGACGTCGTCCGCCGGGTGCTGCCCGAGGACAAGGACAAGCGCGCTGAGATTGAGCGCGAGCTAAGCATGGCGCTGGTCGCCAACAGCGCAGCAATCGAGCAGGCGGCTGCCGCTGTCGTGCTCGCAGAGGCCAAGTCGGAGCACAAGATCACTGCAATTTGGCGGCCGGTGCTAATGCTTACTATCACGGCCATCGTCGGCTGGAACTACCTGATCGCGCCGCTAGCCGAGCTAGCAGTGCAGCTGCTCGCCGGTGATCAGGTGCCGTTGGCGATCGAGCTGCCAGACGAGCTGTGGAACCTGCTTATGATCGGCGTCGGTGGCTACATAGTCGGCCGGTCGGGCGAGAAAATCGCGGCCAAGGTGCGGCAATGATTGTCGAGCGCATGGCCCGCATGGTCGCCAACTTGCAGAAGGAAGAGGGCTTCAGTGCACACGCTTACCAAGACCATTTGGGCGTCTGGACAATCGGCCACGGCCGCAACATCGACAAGGAGCGCGGCGGCCTAGGGATCTCGCTCGATGAGGCTGAAATTCTGCTGCGGTCTGACATACGTCGTGCTGCGATAGAGCTCGAACACCGGCTGCCGTGGGTCGCGAGCGTTGAGCTCGACCGCAGAGAGGCGCTTGTCGAGCTTGCGTTCCAGCTCGGCGTGCCGCGGTTACTGAAGTTCCGAAAAATGCTAGCAGCGCTGGAGGCTGGCGATTTTGCTCGCGCGTCGGCTGAGCTGCTGGACAGCAAGTACGCAACCCAAACGCCGGCGCGCGCGCAGCGCTACGCCGATCGGCTCCGTGGATAAACATCAGCGGGGCGCGCTCAGCGAGGCCGTCGTGGCGACCTATATGATCGAGCACGGCTGGCTCGTCTACACAATGGAGTTTCGCGTAAGTGGGCCGATCGACCTTGTTTGCCTACACCCAGGGCTGCAGATTTGGGTCTATTTAGACGTCAAGTCTGACGCGCAGCGGACGACTAAAGATAGGCGCAGTCCGAGCCGTATAAACAGAGTGCGCAGCTGCCTACAAAAATCGCTCGGCGTACACACAGTCTACGTCACGCGCGCTGGTAAGCTCTCCTTCTCGCCGCGGCTGCCGGAAGACGCTGCGGTTACCCTGCGACCTACACCCTCGATCACGAAATAATCACGAGGATGCTCGCAGTCGCCAACATGTAGTTGCAATCGGCAGTAGTCGCTTGTACGATTCAATCGCAAGCACGGCCTCGTTTTTTCGTGGCTTGGCTGCTAAGTGATTGAAAAGATTGGCGCGCCCTCCAGGATTCGAACCTGGGACCTACGGCTTAGAAGACTGATCGCGGCCGAAAAAACAACCAGGGCAAATCAATCACTTAGCAGCTTGGCTAAGTCCTTTTTTTGTGTCCGATCACGAAATAATCACGAAAGGGCAAAATCACGGAAAAAAGCGCAGGTCGCTCTTGTCACTGTTAGTTACATTAATTACGTTGTGACTAGAAATTGAGGAGCGACTAACCAATGACCAACCAGATCACAAAAACCATCGCCAAGACCATCAAGGACGCCGGGGTCGATCCCGACGCATTCCTCGGCTGGGTCGCTAACGACTGGAACGAAAGTTGTCTGCAGGGGCTGCTGACCGCCGACGACCATGAGGGTGCCCACTACGAGCATGCCGCTGATCACATCAATAGCGGGTTTGAGCTTGACGAGTTGATCCAGCAGTACAGGGCCGCGAACCCGACCTCAGAGCAGCGCGCCCTTGATGCGCTGGAGGACGCAATAGGCGATGAGGTCTTGCGCGAAATGGCAATCAGGGAACAGCCTGACCAACCACTCTGCAAGGGCTGCGAGTGGCCCGTTGATGACGCAGAGTTTGACTACTGCGACGAATGTTTGGGCATCACCGCTCCCGAGCGGGTGACAGGGGGTGCAGCATGATCAGTAAACGAGGCCCACTCTATTACGTCGACGCCCGGCGTTTCGCCGGGAAGCAGCGCAAATTCGAGACGCGCGCTGAAGCCCAAGCCTACCTGGAGCACCACCGCGCGGCGCACTGGGCGGGCTCGGTGTACCTGGACCCCGCGCAAAGCCTGCGCGTTGAGGAGGCGATCGAGAACTACCTCAAGCGCGAGGAGAAGCGCGCACGCGCAGAACATCTGGCCGCTACGTATGTCCAGAGCAAAGCCGTCGCGCTGCGGCAGGTCGCCGCTCTTGGCAGCCCGTCTTTTGGCGCCCGGCGCGTGGGCGAGTTGCGGAAATCCAACCTCGCAGATTTACTGGAGCTCTTACAGGCATCATGCAGGTCGCACTCCACGCTGAAAAAGAAGTGGGTGAACGTCGGACAGTTCTTCGAGTGGCTGGTCGAGACGGACCAGATCGAGACCAACCCTGCGCGCGTGCGGCTGCCGCGCCGGACAGACGAGCCCCATGAGGCACTTCGCATCTCGCGCGAGCAGATCGCCGCGATCATCGAGCACGCGGACGATCGCTATACGCTAGTCATCCAGTTCGCAGCCTATACCGGCCTTCGGGCCGGTGAGCAGCGGGCGCTGATATGGGATGATGTCGATCTCGACGCTGGGGTCGTGCGCGTCACGCGCGCGGTGAAGCACGGCGGCTACGTTGGCCCGCCTAAGACCAAAGGCGGCAAGCGCACGGTGCCGCTGGCGCCTGATTTGATCGCAGAGTTACGTGCGTGGAAGCTGGCACAGCCGATCGAGCAGCGCCGCCAGGGGCTCGTGTTCCCGACGGCGACCGGCGGAATTGCCGACATCAACAACTGGCGGAACCGCGGGCTGAAAAAAGCCTGTAGGTCGGCTGGCGTTGACTTGATCCGCTGGCACGATTTGCGGCACTATTTTGCGTCGATCTTGTTGTTCGAGCTTAAAGAAGAACACGCGACAATCACCACGCTGCTCGGACACCATTCCATCGCGTTCACTCATGCGCAATACGGCCACTGGCTTGTTGACGCGAAGCGAGATCGGGATTTAGGCGCGCGTCTCGGCGCGGCTTTGGGGGGACGATAATGAGACACCAAGAGAACGAGTACGCCTGGCTGGCCTTCGTCACGACGGCCGTGAACCAATACATCGACGACCACGTCACATACGTAAGCCTCGATCCGCTCGACCGACAAGCGTGGCTCGCGCTTGCTGAGAATGAGAAAGCCCGGCTGCGCATCATGCAGTCGTGGTGTCAGACGACCTATCTGACGCACATGACCAGCGGCGCGAAAGCTATGCACTCGCCGCTGCGCACTTGCGGGTACGCGGTCGCCGCGCGCTATCTAACGTGGGCACTCGGCGGTGACTGCGATCTAATGAGCTGTAAAGAGGTCGAGTATATCGCCACGCAGATGCAGGCGAGCGTGAACGCTGCGAAGAAAGTTGTCCAGAGCCTGATCGCGCAGCGGCGTGTCACGCAGGTAGTCGACCGCGACGACTCGCGCGTCCGGCGGCTCGCGCTGACCCAAGAGGCAATCAGAAACACCGCGGTACAAAATATCACATGGAATGTGAACCTGTTGTGCGCGGCTGAAGAGGTTGGCACCGTCAGCTATCACGATTTCGAAAATGCGAGCAAGAAGGCGCAGGAGTTCATGCGAAGCTGTTTGGCACGGCACAAACAAATCTTTGGATGGGCTGATTCTCAGCAGCCCGAGCTGCACGTAGTGAGGAATTAGGTGGGCTTTTCGAACCTAATTCTAAAACTTAAAATTAAAACCAAGTTCTATCTTCGATGATGACGCCGCCGCCCATGCGCTGGCAGGGTAGCGGCGTCACTTATCAGGGGCAGAACATGAAGATCACGACATACATCGGCGACTACGCCGACGTAACACTGAGCGACGTAGACCAGGACGGCCTCGCCATCGAGTGCCACGACGAGGCTAGCGCGATCGCGCTGGCGGCTGGCATAGCAGACTTACTGCGGCGCTACGCTGTCGAGCCGGTCGCCGTCGGCAGCGTGCGAGAGCCTTTCTCCTATTCGCGTGTACCCGAGTTTGTCGGCCCAGCTGTCAGCGTGGCCGGGCGACTCGATCAGGCGACTGGTCTTGACCCAGTCCATCGCCAAGGCGACTTGCACAAGGCTGACGTCGACCCCAAAGATCGCTTGCCAGCCTAACCGGATACGCTCGAAGTTGTCCTCCGGCGCGCCATAGTTCTTCGCTCGCTCGAGGACGAGCTTGTCGGTGTCGTCAAGCTGCATTGCTCAGCTCGTCCAGCGCCGCCCGCACGATCCACCAGCGGCGGCCATCCTTCAGCGCGCGAAGCTGGCCGGATCGGCACAGCCGCACCACGCGCATCTGATCTGACCGCGTCGCCGCGCCAAACAGCAGCAGTGCAGCGTCAGCCACAGACAGCAGAGCGCCAGTCACAGCGAGCCTGTGGCAGCCGCAATGATAATCAGCAGCAAATAGATACCGCCAAGCGCTGCCAGGAACGCGATGGTCTCCGCAGCGACACGCACGATTGTAAGCATAACTACCTCCCAAATAGAACCGGGAGCGTAACTAACAGTTATGCGGTCGTCAAGCTAGTGGTGATGCGTCGCGACCACTCTATCGACGCGCAGGACGTCGGCACGCGCGAGCGTGATTTTTTTCGCTTTGCTGAGCTGCTCTAGAACGAGCTTTTCCGCGGAGTACGAGCAGAACTGCTTCACTATTGCGAGCGTCTCTCCGCGCTTGGATTTGTATTGGACGACGACGAGATCGCCGGGCCGCAGCGGATTGCCGGGGCTCGCGAATACGACGTCGGCGGTCTGTAGCCGCGGTGACATGCTGTCACCCGCGACGATCACGCCATAGCCTGCGCCGCGCACCACGGGCGGCGAAGGCTGGTATTCCAACGGCGTCGAGACGTCGCTGATATCCTCACCGAGGCCCGCTGCGGCAGCGCCGTAGACCGGCACGGTGCGGCCGGTCGCTGGGCTGGTGGCGCTGGCGACGCCCCATAATTCGCCCTCGTCCATCTCCAGCGCGGCCGCGATGCGTGCGGCCAGCTCGATGGTGGGCTGGATCTCGCCTCTGACGTAGCGGCGGATCGCGGCGCCTTTCATGCCGACGGCTTGTGCCAGCTCCTCGGCGCTCATGCGGCGCTCTCTCAGCGCTTGCTTCAGTCTGTTCATGTTCCCTCCCCGGCGGCGCTGATGCGCTCTGTGCCCGATTCGAAATCTATGCGTGTCATTGAGCGTTGACAAGCCACTTCACTATAATGTAACTCACAGTGACAAATTAGTGACGTGACTATGCTGCTAGCAGAATACATGGAGACCCGCGGCCTGACGCAGCAACAATTTGCCGATCTCGTCGGCGTTTCCCGCGCAACAGTGAGCTATTGGATGCACGGCACCAAGCAGCCCAGGCCGATTCACGCCCGCAAAATAAGGGCGGCTACGCGCGGCAAGGTCACGCCAGAAGATCTGCAGGCGGCAGCGGAGCTGGCCTCGTGAGCGGCCGCAGGAACAAGCAGCGCGGCTACGAGCTCGAGGCCGAGGTCGTCGCCGAGGCGCGGGCTGCCGGCATCGACGCCAAGCGCGTGTTCGCGAGCGGCGCCCACAAACAAGAGCTCGGCGAGGACTTCGCTGGCGACGTGCGGCTCGGTCGCTGGAAAGTCGAATGCAAGCGGCGAAAGAACGGCTTCGGCGTCATCTACGACGCCTTCGACCAGGACGATGCTGACATCGTCTGCGTGCGCGCAGACAGGCGCGAGCGCTTGTACGTCGTCAAGGGCGAACTGCTCATGCAGCTGCTCAGGGCTGCCAGTTGATGCGCCACCTGCCGAGCTTGCTGCTGCTCGCAACGCTATTGGCGCTGGCGATAGGCCCCAAGCACCCAAGGCTGATGTCGATCGTTTTTTAAGGAGGAGAGAGCAATGGAGATACTGAAGGGACAATCAATGCAACCGCCGAGGTTGCTGGTCTACGGACCACCTGGCGTCGGCAAGACGAGTTTCGCGGCCGGCGCACCGGGTTGCGTAATAGTGCAGACAGAGGAAGGCGCAGATGTCGTGGGCGCTGACCGCTTTCCGTTGGCGACGTCAGTCGACGACGTTTGGCATGCGCTCGACCAGCTCGAAAAAGAGAAGCACGACTACAGTGTTGTCGTGCTCGACAGCCTCGATTGGTTCGAGGCGCTGGCATGGCAGGAAGTCTGCCGCGCCCACAAGATCGGCTCGATCGAGGATCTCGGTTACGGCAAAGGCTACGTCGCGGCGCTCGACGTCTGGCGCTCGCTACTATCACGGCTCACGCGCCTACGCGCGCGCGGCATGGCAATCGTTTTAATCGGTCACAGCCAGGTCAAGCGCTTCGAGGCGCCAGACATGGAAGCGTTCGACCGCTACGAGATCAAGCTGCACAAGAAGGCCGGCGACCTCTGTACCGAGTTCTGCGACCTCGTCGGCTTCGCGACGTTGCGCATGACGACGCGCGAGGAGACGTCGGCTTTCGGCCAGAAAAAGGTCAAAGCCGTAGGCAGCGGCGAGCGCGTGCTGCGCACGGCGTCGCGGCCGAGCTACGTCGCCAAGTCACGCTATTCGATCCCCGAAGAATTGCCGTTCGAGTGGGCGGCGCTGATTAACGCAATAGCAGGAGAGAAATAATGGTAGCGCTCAATCACACAGTCACCGATGTCGCAGACAGCACCTACGAGACAATCGCGCCGGGCACATACGACGGCGAGATCGTCG